TCGTCCGTTTGATTCTGCATAACCCATAATTTTACCCCATTGTTCTGGAGATACTACAAGGTTACGTGCAAAACCTAATGAGGCTTTGTAAACAGCTGCAGCTGCAGAAGATACGTAGGTAATTAAGCCTGGAGCGTCTTCTGTTGTTGCTGTTGCGTTTAATGCGCCGTTGTTAGCACATTCGCCTGCAACGTATGCGTCTGTGGCTTTTGCATAAGCAAATTCCATTTGGCGTACAAGTTCGTCAAAAAATACTGGTGAGCTTCTGTCCAAAAGTTCTACAGAAAATGTCTGTTGTCCACCAAATTTTTTCACAGACACACTAACAAAAGATGAAGCTGTATCTGTTTCGGATAATGCTGCTGCTTCGTCTGCTTGTGCAACTGTTGGTGCTGTGGTGATTTTTGGAATTTCAAAAGTCATACCTGCTGGTGGCAAAGTTGCTTTTGAAATTGCGTCAATAAATCCACGATCAGCGTTTGCAATTCCGTTAATTACTTCGGTTGATTGTGGTGTTGGAATAAAACCTGCGTTGTTTGAGGTTGTGTCAGCTGCCATTACATATTGACGGCTGTCTTCGTTACCAAGAGCTGCTCTAATTGAGTGTTCTAGGTATGAAGCCTTTGAAACAATTGGGCTTCTTGGTGCTGTGAAGATTGCTGGGCGAACATTACGTTCTGCAGCTTCTACAGCTGGGGCTTCTACAGCCTTTGCTACTTCTTCTACTATTTCTGGGGTAACTTCGTTTGACACGAGAGTTTCCTCGCTTTCTGTTGGTTGTGAAGTTTCTGCGCTTGCAGCTACTTCGGTTATTTGGGCGTATTCGCCAAATGCTGGAAATGTGACGTGTGAAACTTCTTTTAAGGTTGCTTCGTTAACGATTACTTGTTCACCTTTAGTGACATAATCATCAATCATCGCGCCTACGCTAAATCCAGTTCTTAAACCTTCTTGTGCTTCGGCTAATGCGTCGTCGCCTGCATTGGTTCTTGCTATTTTGAATGTTCCGATAATTCCTTTATCGTCTTCTTCATATCTTGATAGTTTTCCAATTGGTCTAGTCATATCGTGTTCGGTAAAAAGTTTAATACCTTCACCGATCTTTAATGAGCCTTGTTGAAATACAACGTCGCCCATATTTGTGTGTCCTACTTGACCAAAGGGAACAATAACGCCAGTCAATTCACGTTTTGATGAATTAGCTGCGATAATGTCGGTTGAGAATTTAATAAAATTATTCATTTATCAAATCTTCCCTTTCTCTTGCTTCCTCTACTGTCATTACACCAAGAGGAATAAGTTTCTGATATATGTCAGCGCGTTCTATAGCACTTGGGCTGTAAAATTCTTCTAAATCAAATTTTACTATAGATCCACGTGGCGTAATATCGTTGTCGCTTAATCTTTGTGTAATACAAGTCATTAAAGGTTTTAATGACAGATCTATTAGGCTTCTTCTTTCAGCTGTAACGTTTGAGTAAGTCATTGAACCACCTGCGTTACCACCTACGTAGTATTCAGGTAAATTACAAGCCCTAGCAATCTCTGAAGCCATATATTGACGTGCAGCGTTTAGCGTTAATTGTTCTGGGCTAAAGCCTATGCTTTGAAAATCAATTGTGTCGTTAACAAAAGCTGTGCCACGTGTTTGTCTTGCTTCTTTCCAAGAATTTAATAGGGCTGTAACTCTTTCAGCAGGCATTGGCAAGTTAGATTTCAATACAACGTTAGGTGTTGGTTCGTCTGCAAATCTTTTAACTGCTTTTTCTAATGCAAGTGCTGTAAGTATTGTTGTTCCTGCTCTTACAAGTAATCCTTCGTCAAATCCTGTAAATGGTATAAGTGAACCAAGTCCGTTTTCTGGTACACGATTGCCGTCAACGCTGTAATAACGTACGTTGTGACCAAGTGCGTCTAAAGTTCTTGTAACACGGCTTACTGAAATCCATTCAGCACTTAAAGGTCTTGAGTCTGCACCAAGTTCAAGTATTCGCATATAACCTTGACCTGTAAATAAAATGTCCTCTGCCAAAAATGTGTAAACAGACTGTCCAGTCATACGAGGGTCGGGTTGTCTAATAAAAGGTGGGGTCACAACTTTGCTGTTGTTTGATTCGCGTCGAACTTCTAGTGGTAATGATCCGATAGTTGCACAAATAATATTTCTAGCTCTTGCAACTGCTGGGACTTGCATAGCTTGTGCTCTAGTTACTGATGATAAACCAAAATAGTCAAAAGGTTGGGCATATTGCTGATAGTTGTATGGTGCTACAGCTGCATCAATTTTGTTTACGTCGTTTTGTGGTGTGACACCAAGTAGATTTTGAAAGAAGCCCATAACTTCTAATTCTTTACCAAATCGTTATAATAGTCAAGCACCTAAGCAACTACAATGTCTTGGTTAACTGATCTTGTGCCGTATTGTTCGGCTTTGTGTATTGCCAAAATCATACTTATTGCAGCTGTGGATACTTTGCGTCTCATCACATACCAAGCACCTGAGTCGTTTGTTTTCTTTGTGCAAGTGTTTACGCTACTTGTTAACTCGGGTTGGTTACTGTGAGCTAATCGACCCCCACTCATAGCACTAAGTACTTGATCGCAGGCAGTAAAGTAATCAGCTCCTTTAATTAGGTTTGCGTTTATGCCTGCTTGTCGTAGTTTGGCTACAACTGAGTCACCTGTAAACCTGTTTGCTATGACTTCTTCAGCGTTGTAATGTTTTGCCCATTCGGCTATACGGCTTGCTATTTGTAAATCATCTATTGGGTTATCTGAGTCAACGTATTCCATTAAACCAACAGCTATAGATTTGTCTTTAAGCATTTGAGCACCTGTTAAAGCCCAACTGTTTCGCTCTGGACTTATTTCAACACCAAGCCAAGTAGGTCTGTCAGGTACAAGTGTTAGATTAGGTTGCATACAAGAATTCCAAGCACCTTGTTCCCAAGCTGAATTCATTGTTTCAACCCATTGGCATAAAACTTCTGTTTGAAATATTTCTGGTGGGTCACTTAGCCTGGCTCTAATTGCTTCTAGCTGTACTGTTCGACCAAGTGCAGGGTTTGCTTCTTGCCAGCCTTCAATGTCATTAAGTTTTCTGTCAGGTCTTGCTGACCATTCCATATACAAGATGTCTTCGTCTGAATCTTTTTCTATTTTGTCAAGTGCTCGTTGACGTAAAGCATTAAGCACCACGCTGTAATGATCTCCAGCGTTACTGATGCCCCAGAATTGTGGGTTAGGTCTTGCGTTCATTGTAAAAGCCAAAGCAGCATAAGCGTCAAAAGTTTTATGTTGTCTTACCTCGTCCAAGTAAACTGTGTCAGCTGATAAACCTCGCGCTCCACCTGCCGTTGGTGCTATAATTTTGTAACGCATACCATTTTTTAATTCAACTTCTTCACGACCATTAGCTCTTGTAATATGTTTAACCTTTTTGCGTAACCAATCAAAGTTTTCAATTGTTTCAATAACTTTTCTAAACGTCTCTAACGATAAGTCACGTGTCTGCGCTGTTGCTATCTGCAATTTTTCGTCCCACAAGTAAAGACCCGACAATATTCTCATTCGCATAAGATGAGTCTTACCTTGTTGTCTTGCACAAATCGCTAGCACGTTTCGGTGCGCCCAAGTGTGGTTATCTTTTATTTTAGATGCTTCATCAATCAGGTATTGTTGCCAAGGAAGCAACGGCATACCAATTTGCTCAGCAAACTCAGCAACCTCGTTACCTCTAGTTGGGTGTACTAGTGGTGTGGTCTGAATTCTCGGGGTTGAGTTTCCTAAGATCGTCAAGTGGGTCTTCACCAACTTCTAACTCAGGTTTTTCTTTACGACCAAACAAGCTAAGACCATACTTGTCTAAGATTTGTTGCAACTGCCCCATATATTTAACTTCTTCAATAGGTTTCAATGTTCCACCGTCTAAAACACCAGCTAGCGTAAACGCCATAGCCATACCAGCTGCATCAAGGTCTGAGATTATGCCCTGACGTAACGCTTCTTCGTGAGCACGATCTAAAGCAGGCAGAATTCTGTGCTTTTCTTCTTTAATCATTACAACTAACTCCTTTAGGTAATTCAAACGGTGTTTTAAGCCCTTTTGGGGAGAAAGACAT